CACCTATGCCGTGAACTTTCTGGAGACCTATCGGAGTGATGCCTATTACCTGGACGCCATCGAACCGTATACCTGGCGCTGAACGGAGGCCGTGATGTCGCAGTATCGCAAAGAGCTCGGGCCCGGCAATCCCGGCACGCCGATGGTGAACGGCCTGACGGGGTATCTGCTGATTCTCCGCGCGGTGGAATCCAAGCGCGGTCTCGTGCACGGCCAGCTGCACGACCACGGGGAATCGTGCGCGGTGGGCAGTTTCTTCGATCTGCACGCCGGGAAGATGGCGCTGACCGTGGCCATGGCCGACGAAGTCGCGGCCGTCAATGATGCGGTCCCGCACCTTTCGCCGGCCGCGCGCAAGCGCCACATGCTGCAATGGTTACGGTGGAAACTCGGCACCTTAGGGTGGGTGTCACGCGGGCGACGCGCCCCCGCCCCCGCCCCGGATGCGGCGACGATGGCCACGCTCGCGCGGCAAGTCGAGGACGTGGCCGCGCACTGATGGGCCCGATGACGCACGGCACCCGCGCCACCTACCGCACCGGCTGCCGCTGCACGCCCTGCCGCGCCGCCAACGCCGGCTACTGGCGCGCCTGGTGGACGGCCAGCCAGACCGGCCGTCCCCGGCTCGGGGCGCGCGTGTCGGCCGTCGAGGCGCAGCGGCTCATCCGGCTCCTGCTGATTGAATGGCGCACGCAGCGGCGCGCGAAGAGCGCGCTGAGCGAGGCGCTCGGCCTGCAGCACAATCTGCCCCGGCTGCGGGAGCAGGACCGGCTGACCCTGCGGACGGAACTGAAGGTCCGGCAGTTCTACCGCGTGCGCATGTTGGCCAACCCGGACCGTCGGCGCGCGGACCCCGTCCGAAAATTCTTCACCGGTTAGATAAATGCCGACGGACCCCCAAGCCCACGCCCCGCGCGGCCCGCTCGTCCGCCGCGACCCCATGGCGCACCCCGACCCCATGGCGGCCCGGTCGTGTACGGCCCGGTCGAAGTCCACCGGGAAGGCCTGCCGCCAGCCCGCCATCCCCGGCGGCACCGTCTGCCGCTACCACGGCGGCGCCGCCCCGCAGGTCAAGGCCGCCGCGATGGACCGTCTGCGCGCCCTGCAGCACCCCGCGATCGACCGCATGGCGAAACTCATCGACCAGGACGAATTTCCGACCGTCGCCTACGCCGCCAGCCGCGACGTCCTCGACCGCACGCTCGGGAAGCCGGGCGAACACCTCGACCTGACGCTCAGCGTCACGGATGCGCTGCTCGCCAAGCTCGACCGGGGGCGGCTGCGGGTGAAGCGATGAGCACACAGACCGACCCGGAGACGCCCGCACCTCCCGCGTGGCGTGTCCGTATGGCAGAAGTCGCGGTCCTTGTCGCGGGCGGCGGGATCTCGCTGCGGGTATGCAATCGCACGGGGGCTGGGTCGCACGTGGTCGGTCGGATCGACATCGATGAGGACGGCGCGGCCATTCTCGCTGCCGCGCTGCACGCCGCGGTGTGTCAAGTGCGCCGCCGGGACGCGCGCGTCGTCGAGGACATCGCCGCATTAAAGGCGGCGCCATGAGCACCCAGACGGTCAGCCGCGATGCCGAAAGCGAGCTCCACGACTTCTGCGCCGACCACTACGCCGACCCGCTCAACTGGGTGCGCGCCGCGTTCCCGTGGGGCGAGGACGGCCCGCTCAAGGCCTACGCCGAGCCCGACCGCTGGCAGTGTGACTTCCTCGCCTGGCTGGGCGGCGAGATCACCGCGCGCGGCTTCGACGGCGTGCACCCGGTCATGCCCATCCGCGGCGCCGTCGCGTCCGGCCACGGCATCGGCAAAGGCGCGCTCACCGGCATGCTGGTCGCGTTCCTGATGTCGACCCGCCGCGACGCGAAAGGCGTCATCACCGCCAACACCAACACGCAACTGCAGGACAAGACCTGGGCCGCGATTCAGGTCTGGGTCAAGCGCGCGCTCACCGCGCACTGGTTCACGGTCAACACGTCGATCCTGTATCGCACCGGCTACCGCGAATCGTGGAAGGTCAGCCCGCAGACCTGCGACCCGGACAACTCCGAAGCCTTCGCCGGCCAGCACAACGTCGGCAGTACCTCGTTCTACATCAACGACGAGGACAGCAACGTCCCCAACATCATCCACGAGGTCGAGGAGGGCGGCCTGACCGACGGCGAGCCGATGCAGTTCCTGTTCGGCAACCCGACGCGGCGGCGCGGTGCGTTCTACGACATCGTGTTCGGCGGGCTCGGCACGCGCTGGCAGACCTGGGTCCTCGACGCGCGCGACTGCACGTTCCCGAACAAGCAGCTGATTGCCGAGCAGCTCGAGGACTATGGCGAGGACAGCGACCGCTTCCGCGTGCGCGTGCGCGGCCTGCCGCCCAACGCCGAGGACGCGCAGTTTATCGACATGGCGCGCGTGCGCGCGGCGCAGAAGCGCCAGGTGGTGGTGCTGCCCGACGAGCCGCTGGTGGCCGGCTGCGACCTGGCGTGGGGCGGCTCTGATTCCAACGTCATCCGGTTCCGCCGCGGGCGCGATGCGCGGTCGATCGCGTCCATCCGCATCCCCGGCGAACTGACACGCGACCCGGCCGTGCTGACCAACCGGCTCGCCGATGTGCTCGGGCAGACGTTCGACGGGCAGAAGGTCGCGATGCTGTTTCTCGATTCCGCGGGCATCGCGGGCGCGGTCGGCGCGCGCCTCCGGCAGCTCGGCCACCGCAACATCTCCGAAGTCAACTTCGGCGCCGACTCGCCGTCCCCCAAGTGCCGCTACATGCGCGACTACATGTGGGCCGAGATGAAGGACTGGCTGCTGACCGGTGCGATCGACATGTCGCCGCGCCTCGAAGCCGACCTCATCGGCCCGGGCGTGCGCGAGGAGCTGAAGCAGCGCATCTGGCTGGAGTCGAAGAAGGAAATGAAGGCGCGCGACGTGCCGAGCCCCGACGAGGCCGACGCGCTCGCGCTCACGTTCGCGCAGCCGGTCGCGGCGCGGGCGGAGCCGCCCGCCGGGGCCCCCCGCGCGAGCGGGCCGGGCAGCTGGATGGCGTGAGGCGAGACCCGCCGAGATTTGCCCTGCCCCTGCACGCCGTCGCATCCTGACAGGACCCGATGGCCACGAAGAAGCCGAGTCAGCGGAAGGACGCGCCCTCCCCCGCGAAGGCGCGCGAGATCCTCCGTGACGGCACGGCGCAGGGGCAGCCGTTGACGCCGAAGCAGCGCGGGTTCTTCGGCGCGGTCGCGGCGCTGGCCAAGAAGGGGAAATAGCGGCCCATGTCCCTCTTCGCCAGCCCGGAGGTCCTCGCCGCGGCGCTCCTGCGCGGCCCGCTGACGCTCGCGCGCATCCGCAAGGCGCGGCGCCACGCCGACCACGACGCACACCTCGGCTGGACGCGCACGCTGGCGGCGCTGCCCGACGCCGTGCGCACCGAGGTCGAGGCCACGCTGGCGCGCGGGTAACCCGATGGCGATCGACCCCGTCGCCCCCCCGCGCGAGACGCCCCTCGACCCCGAGGCGCCCGACACCTCCGCGCACCAGACCGCGCTCGACCGCTTCAAGCTCTGCGACGAGGCGTTCAAGGACCAGCGCGAGCGGGAACTGGCCGACCTGCGCTTCATCGACGAAGCGGGCGCGCAGTGGGACGAGAAAATCCGGATCTCGCGCGGCGGCAGCGAGGGCGGCGGCGGCGTGCCGGCGGTCCCGGCGCGGCCGTGCCTGGAGTTCAACCTGCTGCGCGGCCCCGTGCAACAGGTCATCAACACCGCGCGCCAGGCGAAACTCGGCCTCTCGTTCGCGCCCGAGGGCGAGGGCGCGTCGCAGGCCGTCGCGCTGGCCTACGACGACATCGCGCGCGCCATTCAGGCCGACTCCCGCGCGCACCTCGCGCGCCAGTGGGCGTTCGAGCGCGCCGCCAAGTGCGGGTTCGGCGTGTATCGCATCCTCACCGAGTACGTCAACAACGAGACGTTCGACCAGCGCATCGTCTACAAGCGCATCCTGAACCAGGCGAGCGCGTATCTCGACCCGTTCGCGCAGGAGCCGGACTGGTCCGATGGGCAGTTCGCGCTGTTGACGCAGGACCTGCCGCTGGCGCGCTACAAAAAGGCGCATCCGTCCTCGAAACTCGCCAGCTATTCCGACCGCGAGCTCACGTCCCTGGGGAACGAGATCCCACAGTGGATCACGACCAGCCACGGCGACGCGGGCGTCGGCGTGCGCGTGGCCGAATACTGGGAAGTGCGCGAGGAGTCGACCACGCTCATCCTGCTGCCCGACGAGACGACGGCGCGCGAGACCGACATCCCGGCCGACATCCTCGCGCAGGTCGAGCGCGACCGCGGCACGCCGCTGCCGCGCCGCACCATCACGAGCGGGCGCAAAGTGTTCTGGTCGCTGCTCAACGGCGTCGAGGTCATCGAAGGGCCGCAGGAGTGGAACGGGAAGTACATCCCGATCATCCCGGTCATCGGCGACGAGGCGAACCTCAACGGCGATCGGCGCTGGACCGGCATCGTGCAGTTCGCGCGCGACGCGCAGCAGTCCTACAACTACATGCGCTCGGCGCAGGTCGAGGCCGTCGGCCTCGCCCCGCGCGCGCAGTGGATCATCGCCGACGGCCAGCTCGAAGGCTACGAGGCGTGGTGGCAGCAGGCCAACACGCGCAACCTGCCCTACCTGCCGTATCGGCTCACGACCTACGCCGGCGGGCAGGCGCCGCCCCCGCAGCGCAACGTCGCCGAGCCCGCCATTCAGGCCGTCACGCTCGCCGCCGCCGCCGCCAAGGACGACCTGCACGCGACGACCAACATGCCGCCGGTGTCGCTCGGGCAGCTCGACCCGTCCGACCGCAGCGGCGTCGCCATCCGGGCGCTGCAGGGACAGGCGGAAATCGGCAGCAGCGGCTATCTCGACAACCTGTCCACGGTGTCGATGATCTACGAGGGCAAGGTGCTCCAGGACCTGATCCCGCGCATCTATGACCGCCCGGGGCGCGTCGTGCCGACGATGGGCCTCGACGAGAAACGGCGCAGCGTGATGGTCAACATTCCGTTCGTCAAGGGAAAGGACGGCCAGCCGCAGGCGGTGCCGCCCGGGACGCCGGGCGCCGAGCAGATCGACCTGCAGGGCGCCGAACTCAGCGTCACGGCGGTCGTCGGCAAGAGCTACGCGACGCGCCGCGAGGAGACGTCGCAGGCCATCCAGGCCATCATGCAGGCCGCGCCCGGGCTGGCGCCGATCCTGGCGCCCTTCTGGCTCGACGAGCTCGACTTCCCGGGCGCCAAAAAGCTCGCCGCCATCGCCAAGAAAACGCTGCCGCCGCAGTTCCAGGACGACGAAGGGCAGGGCCCGAAGCCCGAACAACTGCAACAGCAACTCGCGCAGGCGCAGCAACTGATCGAACTGCTCGGCAAGGAGCTGCAGGCCAAGACGCTGGTCATCGAGGCCGACCAGGTCAAGGCCGACGCGCACCTGCAGGAGACGCAGCTCGAACTCGCCAGCAAGGAGCGCATCGCGGGGCTCGAGGCGCAGGTCGACCTCCTCAAGGCCGAGATCAACGCGAAGGCGGCGGCGCAACAGACCACCATCGGCGCGGTGGCGAGCCTCGACCGCGCGGCGATCGCCGGCGAGGCCGGCCTCGACCGCGCCTTGTGGCAGAAGGTCGCCGACAGCGTGCAGCAACTCGACCAGCAAGCGTTCCAGAAAGAGCAGCAGGCCGCGCAGCTCCAGGCCGAACGCGACGCGCAGCAGCTGGCGCTCCAGCAGCAGGCGCAGGGGCCGCAGGGCGGCCCAGGTGGGCCGATGGGTGGACCGGGCGAGGGTCGGCCATCCCCCGTTCCAGGTGCGCCGTCTGGGCCGCCAGGGCCGCCCGGTGGGCCGGGAGGGCAAGGGTAAATGGCGGAGTCCGTCAGCGTCGAACACGGCGGCGTCACGATCACCACGAACACGGCGAGTGAAGCCGATCTGCGCACCGAAATGGAAGCGCCGCCGGAGGCGCCGCCCTCGACGGATGCCGCCGCGCCCGTGCGCGACCCGCGCGGCCGCTTCGCCAAGACCGAGAATGCGACACCGCCAGCCGAGGCGCCCCCGCCGCCCGACCCGACCGAGGACACGGAACCCGCCGCGCGCCGCGACCCCGCGACACGCGATGCCACGCTGCCGCGCCACAACCCGATCGCGCGCTTGAATCAGGCGCTGGCGCAGAAGGCCGAAGCCGAACGCAAGGCCGCCGCGCTCGAGGCCGAACTGACGCGCTACCGCACGCCCGCGCCGCCGCCGGTGACAGGACAGGTCACGCCGCCGCCGGCCGCGCCCGGCCATCCGTCCTCGAACGGGCACGAGCCGCAGTTCGACCAGTTCGCCGACGCGGCCGACCCCTACACGGCGTACCTGCAGGCGTGGACGCGCTGGGACCGCGAGCAGGGCATCCGGCAGGCGCTGGCCGACCGCGAGGCCGCACACGCCGAACAGGCGCGCCGGGCGTCCTTCCAGACGCGCCTGGCCGACGGGCGCACGCAGTACCCTGATTTTGACACCGTGCTCGCGAACGCCGATACTCTCGGACTACAAGTCAGCGCCGTGATGCAGGAGGCGATCGCCAACTCGCCACGCGCCGCCGACCTCGTGTACTTCCTCGCGACGCATCCGGAGGAGTGCACTCAGCTCGCCGAGGAGTCCGTCGGGACGCCCGTCGCCGCTGCCACAGTGATGCAACGGCTCCTCGAGAGCCAAGCCGCCCCGCGTGCTGCACCCGCGAAAGCCGGGTCCGGCCCAGCCGCACGGGCATCGGTGAGTACCGCGAACCCGCCTGTCACGCCGGTAGGTAGTTCGCCTGTCGCGTCCGACGAGCCGCCGGGAGACACGGCGTCTGCGGCCGAGCATGCGCGGTATTGGAACCGCCGGCTCAAAGTCCCAGGCACCCGCTAACCCGCGCCGCCCGTCGTGCCGCCCCTGGCAGGTGGATCCGATGGCGAATACGTTCATCACTCCGACCTGGGTCCTCAAAGATGTGGCCCGGGTCGCCGTGAACATGTTGAAGTTCGCGGCCAATATCGAACGCTGGT